GAACAAAAAATATTAAAAAACACCTCTACTTTAGTAGAGTACATACATATAAACAGATAGGAGACTTAATTATGTCAGACAAAGTAAAAGATATTGCAGACTTACTGCCCGAAGGAATGAGCGAGGAGCTTATTTCGGAGATTGCAAAGGTTATGCAAGATATTATTTCCGAAAGACTTGATGAAGAGATGGATATGCTTACGAATAAAGTTCACGCATTCCTTCGTCATCAAATGGATACTATCCAAGAGGCTGCTCTTGACGAGCTTTCTGAGTCCCATGAGATTTATCGTGACGCTCAAGCCCTTAAGGATATTAAGACTGTCCTTTCGTTTGAAATCGAAAGAGATGATCTTGACCCGATAGTTAACAAAGTTAATGAGGATGTTCAAAAGGTGGAGAGCGATAATGAAGTTCTCGTCCAAGAACTGGCCTCCTCTATCAAAGAAAATTCTCGTTTAGAAAGAGTTATTACTAATCTTGAAGATAAAGTAGTGGCTTTAAACGAGGGAGTTGTTCAACTTCAGGAGTCCAACAAGACCCTTGAAGAAGAGTTAGGTAGTAATTTCGAGTCCACCGAGAAAGCTATTGTTATTACTGAAAATGTGGATGCACCTGTGGAGGACGAGCAGCCCAACTTTACTAAAGGGAATCCGTTCTTAACTGAAGATGTTATGGCTTTCATGCCTAACACTAAAAACTGATAAGGAATATTCCTATGATTGATACTGAAATTATGGAACCTGGAGCGGATAGTGCCACTTTAGAGAAGTGGTCTCCCGTTTTGGAGGATATCGAGGATTCCTACACTAAGAGAGTTACTGCTCAACTTCTTGAAAACCAAGCGAAAGCTATTGTGTCTGAAAAGCTCGATGAAGCTACGACTACTACTCAATCGCTTGGTACTTTCCAGAAGTTCGCATTCCCTCTTGTTCGTAGAGTCTTCCCTGAACTGATTGCTAATAAGCTATGTGGCGTTCAACCAATGAGCGGCCCAGTCTCACAAATTTTCTACCTTGGTTCTGATAGAACTGACAGTACGAATACTAGAACTCTCTATAGTAAGTATAACCTTACTTGGGGTGGGATGCAAACCTCTGCTATAGGTGGTCCTGGTGAAGATATGTGGACTAACAGAAACCCAGAATACACTGTAGCAGATTTGAACGTTACTGGTACACAGGCTGGGCATCCTTCGGCTACATACGGTGGTCAAATTGCCAACTTCCCAGCTTCCTCGGTAGCTAACCCGATGGCTACTTGGGGATTCTCCATGAGTGCTGGCGAGCTTCTGACGGGTACTGGTATTCCCGACATGACCTTCCACATCGAGCAACAGCCTGTTGTCGCTCGTACCCGTAAGATGAGAGCCCTTTGGACTCTTGAGGCTTCTCAAGACCTTAAGGCTTATCACAACATGGATCTTGAACGCGAACTTACTGAGCTTCTTAGTTCTGAACTTCGCCTTGAAATTGACCGTGAACTTATCGAAGATCTTCGCATGATTGCTTATGATGTTACGGGTGCTTTGTCTCCCTTTAACAGATCTAACCTTGATTGGGGCAACTCTAATAACTTCGGAGGATTTGGTAATACGACAAATGCAGAAACTTTTAATGATTCTGATTTTGGGGATTTCCAAAATAACGGAACCATGCCAGGGAATGTAAGTGGAGATTCCACGAAAAATGTTTTCCTTATTGATTGGGGTAGCTCTGCTTTGAACTTTGCTCCTCGTCATATTGGCGATACTTATGCTAACTTGCTGGCTTTGATTAACATTGCTTCACAGGATATTTATAAGTCTACTCACCGTGGTCCTGGCAATTGGCTTCTTTGCGCTCCTGTAGTTGCGTCTCTTCTTGAGTCTTCTGCTAAACTGCAAGGTGGTATTGATCGTGCTGATGGTCCTACTAACATGGGTAAGAATGGTATTTCTCATGTTGGTAAGTTTATGGGTCGCTATGATCTTTATGTTGATCCACTGTACCCAGAGGACGAAATCCTTATGGGGTACAAAGGTTCTAGTCCCATGGATGCTGGTTATGTGTACGCTCCGTACATTCCTCTCCAAGGTCTGCCGAAAGTCGTTGATCCCAACACCTTCCAGCCCAGAAAGGGTCTGATCACTCGTTATGGCAAAGCTGCTATTACGCCTGAGTCTAGATTCTATCGCATTATTCGCTTTGCGGGTACTAATGGTCTACTTGGTGGATGGACACAGAATGCTGCTAGTGATGTCTAAATAACTCCGTAGCAAATAATTAACATGGGGTGGAGATGAAAAACTCTCCACCCTATTTTTCTTTTAAGGCTATATAATATAGGAAATGTATACTTACAAAAGCACATGCAGATTTAAGATGTTAGTTTATTCTGGCTCTGATATACTTGAGATAAGACCTCAACAAACTATATCATCTAGTGTAAGCATAGATCATCCATATTTAAAACTTGTTAATGAAAACATTAAAGAGAACAAGACTAAGAGAAAGTATACTAAGAAAAAGCCCAAGGAGACTATAGATAATGGCAATGATAGGAAGCCCGATAATGAAGGGATGGGGGAACTCGGGAGCTAAAATCCCCACTTCTAATAATATGCTTGATAATAGGCCACAGGGCCTAATTGATCCTGATAGCCTTAATAAAACTACTGAGGCGGGGGGAGTTGAGTTTAATAGTTTTGAAGAAATAATTAATAGTTTTGTTCTAGCTAGAATGGGGCATCCTATTGTTAGAGTAGAGCTTACCCCTTACCAAATTAAAACTTGTATAGACGAGTCTATTACTAAGTTAGACTACCATGCTCCTGCCTGGGCTAATCAAATGGTAGTATTTGATGCTTCGGCTGGAGTTAATATGTATGCTTTGCCCCCTTGGATTCTTAAAAGTGTCTTTAATGTAGTATATAAGAAAACTTTATTAAGCATTCAGTCTCAGGCAGGGACACTTGAATTTGACTTTTTTCTAAAATACTTTCAAGACAATTATCTTTTTAATAACTTTAGTATTGGAGATTACTACCTTCTCCAATCTACTATGGAGATGACCAGGAAGATACTTGGTCAAGATGGTACTTGGGATATTATAGGAGGTAAATATCTTCAGCTTTACCCGCCCCCCTCTGTTACTCCAGAAGAAGTTATAGTACAATATAGAGCTTTTGATAGTACAAGTATGCCCCCTGCATATATTAACTGGATCCAAAAATATACTTTAGCCTGTGCCAAAGTATTGCTTGGAGAGATAAGAAGTAAGTATGCTGTAATTCCTGGTCCTGCTGGGGGAGCCCAAATGAATGGACAAGCATTAATACAAGAGGGTAATCAAGATAAAGAAAAACTTCATCAAGAATTAATAACAGAGATTGAAGAACCTCCGAAGTTTACTACCTACTAATGTCTAAAAACTATAAAGTAACCACACCCATGCCTCCCCTCCCAGAACTTCTGGGGGGCACAGAGCTTAGTTTATTTGATCAAACCAATAATGATATTAACTTATTTAATTTGGTTGATGACGAGATCATCAGACTAGGTGGTTCTGAGTTATTTTATTTTAAGTTTCGAATGAATGAAGATTATGATGAAACTTATATGGAAACTAGGAATAAAGTTATAGATGTAGAACCTATTCTTGTGTATGGTCACTATAATCCTACAGTGTTAGAGGAAACCCTATCGGAATTTGGGTTAGAACTTAAAAATGAACAGATTTTTATATTTAATAAATCTTATATAGAGCAGCGTATACATGAAAGGCCCAAGGCGGGTGATATTATCCAGCCTAGGTTTCAGAACCAGAAATACGAAGTGTATGAGGTTCAAGAGGATAGCTTTGAATTGTATGGGGTTTACCATATGGCTTGCTCCGCTAGACTTCTTCGTGATACTCAGGAAATGTTTAATGATGATGTACCCGATAGAAGTCCTGATCTAGGGGGGTATATAAACATTGACGATTAGAGAAGATGTATATACAGGGAAGACTATTCCTGAGGTTATATTTGATACAGTAGAAAAAAGTAAAAATAGATCTTTGAAGATTAATCCTACAGTATCTTATAGTCGTACCACAGGAGATCATAGTCCTGGAAAAATTATTGGTAATTGGGAATACCAGCTATGGTTCGCTGGTGGTAATGATATTGTGCTAAAGAGAGGAGATTGTAATCCTATAGGGGCAACCTTAGTTGGTAATTTCCAGGTGGGGACATTATGTAGACCAGCAGATCAAACAGGGTTGGATGGTACTTATAAACAGGCTATTTCTTGGGAGGAGGATGATGGGTACGATATATCAGAAATTTGTGAAATATGGCATGGGCAGACTGGCTGTGATCCCAAGAGCCAATGTTGTGGTGACTATGGGACGGGTCCTTTTTGGACTACTGATGACCCTGATGCGGTAACAGATATGCCTATTGACGGGCAATCTAATAGCGCATTTTCTTTAGATATGTCCGTTGGATGTGGTTCCACTCGTACAGTTAAGATAATCTGTTACACTTCGGATCGCACGGAGACTATAGAAGGTACTGTTTCTTTAAGGGCTGACACTACTGGGGGAGAAGGATCCCCTCCCCCTATTGAGGATGCTAGAAGTTCTAATACTTTATGGAATAATTTCATACAAGAAGCTACTAACAATGCCACCTTGTCTCCTTTTGTATATAAAGAAGTTATTAGATCCTTAATTTCTACATTTGGAATGCTTCATTATCTAGATGGAGAAAACAAGTTAATACGAGTAAAGGCTACTCATTCTGCTCCTGAACGAGCAGTAGCTAAGAAATTTCAAGAAAATAATATGATTCTTCCCATTATTACCGTGCATCAGCTTACAGCGAAAAGTGATGAGGGTAGAAGGAGATATGATAATGTATTAATCCAATCTACAGAATGGAATGATGATATACAAAGAGCAGAAAGAATAATCTCTAGATCAGATGTGCCTGTGAATATAACCTATTCTGTTAACTTATGGACAAAGTATATGGAAGACATGGATCAAATTTCACAAAATATAAGAGTTAAATTTAACCCCAGTCTGAAAATAGCTACTCCATTTAGTGATAACTTAAAGATCTTTTTAAAGGACGAGAGTAATAGTAGTACTTTAGTGGATGGAGATAGGGAGGATAGACTTTTGAGGAAATCTTTTTCTATTGAGGCTGAACTATATATCCCTAGCCCAAGGTTCAAAGTTACCTCTACGGGAAGAATAGAGAAAGTAGTGTCGGAGATTTGGCTTTCTTGAAAAAATAATACACTTAAATCCGCTGTGAATGATAAATAAAGATAGGAGAATACTTATGAAAGTTATTAAAAATGATTCTTACACAGGAATGCAAATATTTATCAACGGTCCCAAGGGACCTATCGGAAAATGGCTCTCGCCTAGAGAGTTTATTGCTGTCCCTGACTCTGCTTTAACCACTACTGTTAAGAATTTAGCAAAAAGAAGAGTTTTAAAGATTACTAACGCATAAGGATAATAAAAATGGCTAACTTTGTAAGTCCTGGAGTATATGTTGTTGAAAAGGATATAAGTAACTATCCTACCTCAGTAAATCCATCCGTTGTTGGTATTGTTGGGTTCGCTAACCAAGGTCCCGTTAACAAGGCTACCCTAATTACTTCTCAGGAAGGGTTGGTACAGATGTTTGGTGAACCAACTGAAGATATCCCTGGACAGGGGTTGGAAGGTGCTTTAGAAATACTGGAAACTACTAACTCTTTATATTTTGTTAGAGGTTCTGGGTCTACTGCTGCTGATGCAGAAACAAATGTACTTCTGGGTCTTTGTCCTGCTGTCCAAGTGGGGGCTGGTAATTACGGGGAGACTGACGGTAATGATCTTTATCTCTCAGTGCAGGTTACTGTAGATGGAACAAATAGATTCCCTTCTCCTAAATCGTTTGATATTCCTGCTGGCACAGTTGCTACTGGTTATGATCAGGCTTTAGCCATTAAAAAGATTATTGGTGGATCATTAGATGGTGCTGATGTGGCATCTTATTACGATCCTGTAGAGAATCCTACTGGACCTACTGGTGGTATAGAGAGAGGTTTTATTGTTGCTGGTTTGGCTGGATCTGGCGTAAAGCTTTCCGTTTCTGCTTTTAGCGCACCTACTAGAGCGGTGGGTGAAGAACTAGCTGCTTTAGGGGCTGTGAATGTCAACGGAATGGCTCCTCCTACACTTTCCGAGACAGTAGAAACTCAGGGATGGGATATAAAAGCTACGGGTACTAATAGCTTGTCCTACAAGGTGAAGAGTCTTTACCCAGGAGTTGGATACAATGAAGGAATTAAATCTGATGGTACTACTAGTGGGTACTCCATGGAGGTTAACCGTACTGGTGGGGAAAATGTAAATGTTCAAGTAAATAGAAATGGGACTGTCGCGGAGTCCTATAAAATTTCTTTATTATCTTCTCCTAATTTTGCAGAAGATGTAATTAATACTGGAACCGTTGATCCTATCTCTCAATATATTAAAGGATACTTCCAGTATGAAGATGCGGATTATAATGTAACAGCAATGGCAAACTTTTATAATTATCTAAATGATTTTATAGACCAAACAGTGAATATGATACATCCCACGCAGGAGATCGCCGCTAACGCAAGATTTGTAAAACCTATTCATGGAACTTTCCCGTTAGCTGGTGGAGATAATGGTACTCAAGATAATGCTGATATAATAGGAGATAGTGTAAGTAAATCAGGTATCTTTGCTCTAGATGATGATA